CACGATTTAGGGTTGCAACGTTGCCAGCGGAAGTAGCACCAGCGGTAGCACTCTCTGCAAGATACTTACGGGTATTCTCTAGAGTAGTTGCCATAACTGTACGCTTGTTACCTTGTAGGCCTTCTAATAGTGCCTCTTTGGTTTCCGACCAGCGTGACTCGAGTAGTTGTGACATTATAGTTCTCCTTAAACTTTTAGTCCCGCAAGCCTGCGGATGTCAAAAATTTCAGCGGATTTTTCCTCTCCGCCGATTTGTTGTGCCTCTTTATCGCCTGTGATTTCTTTCGCCTGCTGTTGTTCTTTTTTAGATTCTGTTAATGCCTGTTTTTTCTGACTGCTTGTACCTTCCATGACAGCTGGTAGATATTTGTCATAAGCTGCATGTAGCCTTTCTGTTTGCACAGACTCCAACAATTCTTTCATAACGTAACGCTTGTCGCTTGTCAGAGGATTTAGTAGTTCGCTCATAATTTCTTTACGTTCTGCTAAATCTTTGGCTATTTTTAGTTGTGTTTCTCTAGCTTCAACCAATTTTTGGGTTTCTGCTACGATCTTTGCTGCTTCTTGAAGCTCTTCGTCTTTCTTCTGAACTAACTTCAACAGTTTAGATGTCTCAGATTTTTCATTTAGATGACTTGCAGCATATTCGCTGGCAAAGCTTTCAAAAATTCTACGTCCAAAGTCATTCTTACGAGCTGCTTCGATGTCTTCTTTCAGCTGAGTCATTTCACGGGTTAAGCCGTTAGTGATAGCTGATTCAACAACTTCAGCAGATTTCTTAATGAATCTTTCTTTGATTGCAGAGAATTTCTCTCTACTTTCTTTGATTAGTCTAACCTTGGTTTCAGCAAGGTCTTTCTTATCATTATGGAATTCTGCGATTTCTTTCGCCAGTGCATCCACTAAGAATGATTCTAATTTTGCCATATTAGTCGCTACTGATTTGCGATCTTCATGTAGTTCGGCCAATTCTTTCTGTAAATTGCCAAGAACAAACGATTCCATTGCTTTGGTGTCGTTTTTCATCTTAGCAAGATACTTGGCACGAGCTTCAATCAGACCTTGGCGATCTTCTGCGAATTCACTTAACTCAATCTGTAAACGATCAGTTAACATGTTTTCAACAGCTTCAACCATTGCAGTTTTATCGTGTTCGTACTTTTGTGCGAACTCTTCGCGCAATGTGGCAGTGATTTGTTCACGTAATTCTTCTGTGACTTGTTCGCGGTTTTCTTGAATTCTGCTTTCCCAAGCGGATTCAATTTCCGATTTTACTTCTTCGGAAATCACATTGTTCTCAAACAATTGTTTTACGATGTCTAGCATGTGATTCTCCTTTTATTTGAGCCCTGCGATGATTCGCTTTAGACTCTCTGCTATGTAACGTTGTGCCTGTGGATCGCCTTTGACTTCTTGTGCTATTCTGTATGCCTGATAGCCACCTCTGTTATTCATGAGATGTTCATATACTGGAGTTGGGTAAGCTCCCGGGGCGGAAGGTTGTGCTACTATGTCAACTGTGATAATCTCAAATCCTTGCACATTACCACTTCCGTCAACTTCGCCGGAACCTCTGCTTGATACACCCAACTTAACTCCCGACTCCAACATCGTAGACACTAACTGTCCCATTGGAGTGGGGATTATTTTTAGTTTTCCGTAGCCGTTAGGACCGTCCATCCACATCTTGGTAATCATATGACTAACACGATCTAGATTGATTTTTAAATCCTGCGGGTGATCTAGCTCTCCGCAAACTGAGTATCCGCCAGAGATCTGTTCATTGAGCGTCTTGACAGCCCTATCAATCTCACGAGAAGAATAAATGCGTTGGTTTGCATTACGGATATCACCTTGGATGCAAATACCATTTAAATGCAGCGACTTTTTACCGTCGCTGCCCTCGTCTCGCTCCAGAACAATCTTAGCCTGGTCAAAACTCAAATGTTCGCTAAGTGCAGTTTTCACTGTTGCGTCCTATTATCTACGACCACGGAAAAGGCTGCCGGCACCTTTGTCAGCATTTTCTGCTGCACCTTTCTTTTCAGCACCATGTCCCGGCTCTTTAGTGCTAAATGCACCACCTGCTTTGCCGCCTGGGACATTGATGTTACCGGACTTTAAATCTTGGGCTTTGTTATTGGCTAGTCCGCCAGCGGTACCTTTGTCGCTGCCGTCTTCGTCACCAAACTTCATTGCTTGACCGCCCATGTCGTTCTTGCTGAATTTCATTCCGCCTGCGGAACCGTCGGCCTTTTCAGCTTGACCTTTTTTTTCTGCGCCGTGTCCTGCTGGAACTTTTTCAACGTACTCACGAACTGTTTCTAGTTCGATGTCGTCTTTCATTTCCTCTTCGTCGCCCATATCTTCGTCGCCTTTCATTGCGTCGAATTTGGCTTGTAGTTCGTCAACAATAGCATCTAGATCTTGGAAAAGTTCTTCTGGATCTTTATCGCCTTCTTCGTCATCCATTTCGTCGTCGATATCTGCTTCTAAATCATCAGTTTCGTCGTCAGAATCAAGATTCATTTCGTCATCAGCTTCTACAGCTAGTTCGTCAAAATTTTCTTCGACTTCGTCTTCTTTGTTGTCGTCTTCTTGTTCTTCGTCATCTTTCATTTCTGTTTCGATGAGACCTTCGTAGATTTCACGACTTTTTGCTACCACATATTCGTGGAATAGTTCTTCTGCTTTTTCTGTTTCGTCATTGACCAGATGCTCAAGCATCTGCTCTAAAGTATTTTTATCTGCCATGTTTTATTCTCCTTCGTGATGGTTAGGCTGTCAATTTATTTACTACTAAGATTACAAAATGGCTTAAAATGCTAGTTTTTTGAGTGATTTCGTCTTGTTACTTCGAGATAAGCCGAAGATGACATAGACTTTATTAAAAGTCCATTGGGAATCTTTTTATTAAAATCTTCGTACAAGATATGCTGAAGATTTCGTAATGATTGTAATTTATCCGGAATAAAAGCTCCCTGTTCTATTATTCTATAAAAATTTACAGAGGGGTTATCTCTGATAGTCTTCTCAGTTTGATTTAGCCAATTTCCAAAAAATGTAGCTGAATCACCGCTTTTTTTGTAGTTAAATGTGTCTGCATAGATATTATTAAATTTTCCGTTAATGCCTTGATAATCAAATCCAGCAATGTATATATCTTTATGGTTATTTTGACAAGCGAACCACAATGCTGTAGGTCCTGAACTCCATCCTTTATGCGGACTAAAAAAATTTACATTTATTTTAGTAGTAACTCCTTTGTTAGGATTAGTCCATACTTGATGATTATTATGATAACCGGATGCTATTATTTCGTTGACCATTTTGACATCAACCGCTATTAAATAATCTGGTTCAAATTCTCTATATATGGCATTACACGCATATATTTTTCCATAGTTTCGCAGTCCTTCTAAATTTAATCTAGAACGACTGATACCATTACCTAAAACGAAAGCTATGTTATTGTGCGGACTGTTCTGCTTCAACTGGAGCTCCGTACATTTGTTTGATAAATTCTATTTCTGATTCTTTTTCAAACTCGTGAGCTTCAGTCTGCTGCCTTAAAAGATTAATATGCTTCAGTGTTAATTTAACTTTTCGCGTGTCGTCTTTTTGGACAATCGACGAATCTCGTGATGAGTCATATCGTCGATCTACGGTAAGATCGTTATTTTTGTCGTTAAAATATAAAAATTCATTAAGGAGCATCAGTTATTTATCGATTATGCTGGAGGAGCTTGTTCTGCGCCTTCTGCCCCACCGCCTTCTGCTGCTGCGGCCATATCAGGCGGAGCTTCAGCTTCTTGGCTTCCCATATCGCCACTTATAGCTCCAGGAGTGATTCCTACAGATCGAAGTTCTGCTGACGGATTGGAAGAAGCAAGTTTATTACCGTTTTCTTCTCTCCAGAGATTTTCGTTTTCTGTGATTTCTTCTTGGGTTAGTCCTAAGAATCTCTTAAGGACAAATCGTTTACTCATGTAAGGCACTTCTTGTAGTGCTGTGAAACTCTGTATCCTCGAATTGTCCATTTCTGCTTGACGATAAGCAGCAAAGTTTTGTGGAGTATTAAATTTAAGTTCGAAAAGGCTTCCGTCGATGTTTACACCGTTATCGTAGAGCCACAGTTTGAATTCTTGATCAAAAGTTTCGACCATCATACTCTGTAGACGTTTACAGTATTCGTTGAATCTTAGTTCTTGGATATACGCTGTTCCAACTTTTCCATCCGCGATGGTGTTTGCAGCTTCCTCAATTCCCGTAGGCAGATAAGCAGCAGGAATGCGTAAAGCCCTAAAGAGCTTATTAGTAAAAAACCGTAGATCAGTAATTTCTCCAAGATTGGT